GACATTACCGGCGCAGTACAATCCCGGAATGTATGACCATATTGCCCACAATTTACGCACTCCATTAGATAGGTGCTCCAACTTTTTTTAAGGATTTAACCCCATTGGTAAGTTTACTACGGTAAGTGAAACCTCCGAAAATAGTAGAACAGAAGAGAATGTCTGACGCAAAGCTTGAACTTCCTGAGAATTTGAAAGGGACGCCTCCGCCAAAAACGGATAATTTTCCGCCGATTGGAATGGGTCCAGCGGTATGGGGTCCTATTTTTTGGAAGACAATGCATATTGTAACGATCGGCTATCCATCTTTTCCGACAGAGGATGAACAGAAGGCTGCCGTTGACTTCTTTGAATCGTTACAGTTTATGATACCGTGCCCGATATGCAAGGAGCATTATAAAATGAATTTACAGAAACTTCCAATTAAGGATGCAGTTGTGGATAAGCAGCAGCTCATCCGATGGCTATTCAATATGCATAATACAATTAATGCTCAGCTCGGCAAGTCCGAGATTACTTGGCGCGAGTTCGTATTTTCTATAGTAGATTTGTCTGTAATGCAGAAGTTTTCGTTTCAGGAGGCGGCGGAAGCTCAGCGTGGACGTTCATTTCTTGATACACAATCGTTGCTATTTTTGATAGCAGGGATTGGTATTGGTGTCGGCGGGTATATGGTGTACAAACACTACAGTAAGTGATTATCGGCATCCATCTAACATAGCCATTTCGTCATCCGGTTCAAATGTGAACCAGCTGAGGAGAGTAGCGGCAATAGGATTTTCAAATGGTGTTCCAAAAATGGGAATTAGGGCATAGAATCGTGGGCGCTTATGTTGGTATGCCCAGCGCCACAGTAGAACATAAGGTATGACAACAAAGAAGAATATGGCGCCGTAAATTGCATACAGCAATCTATAAGGTAAGGCGCGATATACGTTGAGATTTGTCGCTAAAGAAGCGCCGAATATACAAAGAGCAAGAATTAAAAAGACGCCGACAACTTTGCCAGTGATGCTAAATGCGCGCTTAAACAATCGTTTTACACTGAACGTTTTACGCTCTTCGGCATCCGCCATAGCCTCGCATGTCATTGCGGGGACGAATGTAGGATTCTGACTGGCAATTCGTTCACTAGTTGGAGAATTTGGTTCAATCTTATCTACTAATGTAGCATCACCTGTATAAATATAAAAAAGACTATTTGCTGCTAATATTCCTGTAGTTTCTGTCATTGTCTGACACGCTACTTTTGCCTCATCTAGAGTTTTAAACGTGTATTTTTTCTTAGGATTTTTTACAAGAGTTTGCGTATAATCATCAAAGACGTCGCTTTTGAAAAACTTAGTGGGACCAAGTTGAATTGTTGCTCCAAAACACATGACTCCGCTGACGTCGGCACCACTGAGATCGGCACCGCTAATGTCGGCACCGCTGATATCAGATTTAGTGCTACCGCTAATATCGGAGCCGCTAATATCGGCAGCAGATGCCGCCTTTTGCGCAGCAAACTCTTCAGCATCGGGATTATAGGTTGCCTTATGAAGTTGATACATAACATTATTTGATAACTGACTGAACAGTTCGCTCATTCCCTATTGAATATGAGCAATGTTATTTATAGGAACCGACGCGCCCCTCTCACGGTGTAAGAAGCCCAGAACTTAGAGGTGTTTTTTTACGTCCATCATGTGCTGATACAACACCGGCGGGCATCGCATTGCCAGCTTGTAATTCGCAGTCTTGCTGGGAGTTAAAAACACGGGTACGGTCACACGATTCTGCGGAAGGGACTTTCACACAATAGCGACCGGTGAGGTCTTCGCCGACGAAACACCAGGCGACCGGTGGCGGCGAGGGCGACGATATCTGTTCTACCGGCGGAGGCATTACAGGTAAGGGCGCAGAGAGTTGAAGTCCACTGGGAACTTCTTTCAGATTTCCATATTGTCCAAAAGACGGTGCGCTTCTAAAAGCGTCTAGCCAGTCCCATAAAGCACTGCTCGCTTTAGCCCGTTCGGACCACCAGGGGCTTTCATGTAATTGATAATAATGGAAAGCTACGGCTGCCCCGACGCAAACCAACGCCACAACAACAATCCCTATTAGTATACTCACAGATGAGACTGTAGGAGTGTATCCTACATTATTACTAACAAGGAGATTCGCAGGAGCATTCACAGACATAATCCTCTAAGTAAGTGTGCGTCTTTTCGTGCTTACGAATTATCCTTACCCGATTAGATATGCCGGGCGGCTTACTGTCATTAGTTTGCTACGGAAACGAGAATATTATTCTTAATGGAAATCCGCAGACAACATACTTTTATAAGTCCTTTGAACGCTATACGCACTTTTCCCAAGAGCCAATTCAGATTACGCTAGATGGTCCGAACCTTCTATTACCTGATGCGCCGATTCTTCTCAAAGCAAAAATCCCCCGTCAAGGCGACCTTCTAAGTGATTTAGTACTAAGAATTAACTTACCAGATATTTTCAGTAAGGCGTATCTAAGACCCGCAGTTGACCAATACGGAAATCCGATTCTAGACGCCAACGGAAACCAGGAAGTCACAGTGGACCGTGCATACGAGTTTGCGTGGGTCCGTCAAATCGGCGTTCGTATGATTGAAACAATTACATTTACAATTGGCGGTCAGACAATACAGCAATTTAATAGTGATTGGATTTCCGCTCGCGCAATGCTAGATTATGATAGTGATACCTATAGCAAATGGCGCGTGATGGTAGGCGATGTGCCAGAGTGCTTTGACCCTGCAAATGGTGTTTACGCCGATCCGACCGTTCCAGCAGGAGATGGATATCCAAATGTTATCAGCTGGCGTGGCAGTCAGACGAATCCGTTTCCGACTCAGAATAACTCGGCGTCTATTCCTGGGCGTATTCTACGTATTCCGCTGGGTCTATGGTTTAGCGATTTCCCTGAGAACGCCCTACCTCTGGTAGGTCTCCAGTACCATGATTCTGAGGTGACGATCCAGTTACGCCCTATCCGCGACTTATATACGATTCTTGATTTGTCAGGAGCGAGGGTGCGTCCTGGAGTTCAGACGCTTGCTCCCTCGTATTTGCCTGACGGAACATCCGTTGATAGATACACCCAGATTTGGAATCAGAAACTCTACGGAAATCTCCCCCTCTCAATGACCGATTTATACGGCGGAAACACCGATTTGAGTGGTTCTATGAAGTTTTTCCTGACAGATATTTCTGGATCTGTGCCGCTTCTAGATGGTTGGCCGTTAGAAGCAACTCTAGAAGGAACTTATACATTCCTACAAGACGATGTCCGTCTGATGTTTACAAGCAAAACACTACGCTATAATGTCCGACAAGTCCAGTGGTTTACATTCTACGGTATAAGTACCCGAAATACATATAGATTGGATGTACATAATGTAGCAACCAGACTTGTATATTTTGCGAGACGTAGCGATGCCCTCACATATCGTAATCAGAATATCAATCTAACCAACTGGATGTATACGTTAGGATCGCAGCGTCCATTTGTAACACCAACGCCCTATTGGACGTATCCCAATTCTGTCTGTACAAATGCGGCATCTTTGGGCATTATACCATACTTTGCACCGACACCTTACCCAGGTGCGATCAACGTGCCGATTGGTCGTTCAGGCATTAATCTTGCGGGAATTCAGCGGGATATTTTGCTCAACGTATTTATCACTGCCAACGGTAACGCTTTGTTTGATAGCCAGGATAACGATTACTTTAAGAAGTACGTGCCGTTCCGGTATATGGAGGGCAATTCGGCAACAGCCCAGAATTTAGGTGTGGCGAGCCAGTACGAGATGTGGCCGATCAATGCGTACAGTTTCTCTTTGAACGGTTCATCGGTCCAGCAGCCAACAGGCACACTAAATACAAGTCGTATTGACCGGCTAGAGATGGATGTTGATGTTGCGCCGATTCCTTATCTTGCGGGTTATACGTACAATCTATATACCTTTGTGGAAACGCTGAATTTCTTGGAGATTAGCAGTGGCTTGGGTGGTCTCAAATTCGCTCGCTAAGTTTCCAACCGCCCCAATTTTTATACGAGTTCGTAATACGAATTCATATGAAAAAACCCGAGAATCGGTGTTTAGTACTTGTTGACCCACCAGTCGTCCCAGAAGTATGGAGGGTTCGCACCAGCCTCGTCAATAGCCTGTCTGACAATGCTCTGGGTGTTGGCGCGCTCACGGTAGAGAGAGTCAATGTGCGCATAGTTGAGCGCATACGAGAAGTACTTGAGGCGGCTTACCATTCCCTTCATTGGTCCTACAACGGAGTAGTCCGCAAAGAGATCCTTATCGTAGCCGGTCTTATCGGGGAAGTACATGTTCTTCATTACGTACAGAGGTCCCGTATTGAGCTTCGGCACCGTAGGGAGCTTCATACGGACAGCGATATTACCGTTGATGTAGATGTCTAGGTTGACGCCCTTGAGTAGGATAACAAGGTGGAACCACTTGCCGACTGGTATGTTCGGCACGCTTACGTGATTATCCCACGCATTTACAGTATTCATATAGACGCGGAGTGTGTTGGAGTTGCTCTCTACGAAGACTGCGGGAGCCAAATTCGGGAACCCACTGTCGCTACCCTTGTGGAAGATATGCTTGAGTTTCACCTGTGAGCCACTGCTTGCCGCCGGGTTGTTCGCTTCTGAGCCTGCAGGGGTTAGTTCAAATGTGTCGGGGTGGATGAATATAAACATAGAATACGAGAAGGCTGATCCCTGCTGCTCATCGCGACTGTTATATAAGATAGGATAACCTGTATTCGGTCCCTGGGGAATAGTTATAGATGTCGTTGTGCTATTATCAAAGAGTACAACCGCCTGACGATCCAGCTTCTTCAAAAACTCGTTGATTTGTTCTATCATCCCCATTACAACATTCAAGCCAATCATTGTAACAACCACAACAGCAAG